TATACTGACTACTTCTTTGTGCTAATTGCACATATCCTCGTGTAGCCATTTGAAATTGGGCCTTATCTCCATATGGCACTATCCAAGCCTGTCCTAAGTTTGGATCTATAGGCAAATCTAACGTTGCAGCTACTGCGGCTGCCGATATTATGCTCATGGGGTCTTTACCAATCAAATTATTGTTACTATAAACATTTATTATTGATGCCATAAATCCAGCTGCCTTTTTCCCTAACATACTTTCAAATTTGCTTTTAATATTAGGTTGTTCTAACATTCCTCTAATTGCATCTATCGGTGTAGGTGTTTTCTTTTGCAGTTGATTATTTTTATTAGTTAATCCGTTATTTACATTTGCCATTTAACTCATTCCTCCTATTTAATTTTTGTTATTCTCATATTTACAAATTCTGTTTTTCCTTCAAGTATTGACTTATAAGTTACTGGATATTTTTCTTTTAAAGTTTTTAAATCCAACTTGTCCCTCTTAACTTCGAATCTACTAACCTTATATAATCCATCTGTGCCTTTTTTAGCGTCTTTTAGGTCTAAATAGATTAATTGCTTTACTTGTTCCTTTTCTTGCTCTAAAGCCTTAATTTGTTCATTTAGTGACTGATACTTTTCAAGCTTGTTATCTGTTATAATTAATTCTGATTTATCATCTAGAGCTTGTTGATATAGAATCTCTTTAGTTTCACATTCTAATCCAATAGGTGTAGGAGGTATCTTGGCAAGTATATTGTTATTCCAAAAGTTAATTGATGTATCTTGAAGCATTTTTATATCATTATCATTCTTAGGTATAACCTTCCACTCGACCACTTTTTCAAGTAGATAAATTATAAAAAAGTATTTTAGTCCAGTAACATTCATGTAATGGTATATTTGGCACAGGTAGCTTGATGGTATTTCTTCTCCTGCCCAAACTTTTTTATTAAATGCACTTCCTGTTTTTATTTCTATACCAACAAATTCATTTTTAGAAATCTGTTTTATTTCACCAGTATCTCTGTTTTCATAGTAAGTAAAATCATCTTCTAAAATTGCTAGTCCATCTATATTTGCACTCAAAAATGGATATTTATTGCTAAGCATCATGAATGGATACTCATATGTTTTTATCCCTATTCCAGTAGCTTTTTTAAAATCTTCCTGAAACCAATCTCTTATAAGTGGCTCCAATCTGTTACCCCATTTAGTATGAATATTTCCCTTAAACTTTTCTGAAATACCCATCTTATTGTTATATACTGTTAAGGCTGTTGCGTAATCATTAAATCCTGCTATTGCTCCAATTTCACTTCCTCCAATTGAATTTGTTCTGTTTTTGAGCCACTTAGTTCTAGCTTCATCGTCATCTCTAGCGTCAAAAATTACTTTCGCGTGATTCTTAAAAAGTTCTCTATCTTCTAATATCTCAACCATTACTTTACCTCCTAATTTATCTTTTCAACTTGGAATTCATCACTTTCAGTAGAAGTTATAAAGTATTGGAATTGATCCTTTGAAATTTCTTTAAGCAGTTCTTCTTGTGCTGAAGGATTTAGTGACTCCCAGCGATCAATACATATGATTTTTAAGTCTCCAGCTTGCGCCTTAGCTATTTTCATACTAAGTTCAAGCTTTTCGCCATCCGATAATCCTCCAATCAAAGTTCCATTAATTCTTATTAATCCATCACTATCTACGCTTATTCCATCTATAGGCATTTGAGCAGTCTTTAATAATTCTCCTGGAAGTGTTCTAGCTTTATCTATCCTAGCTGTAAGCAATTCAGAGTATCTTTCTTTATCAGATAGCTTATTATCTCTAATATCAATCATCATGTCCCATTGTCTTAAATAAGATTGCATTTCTGCAACTTTGTCAGCTTCATCTTGCAATGGTTCAACTTCAACTGGTTTGTTCTCTTTAATATATTCAGCTGCTTTACCAACTCTAATTTCTTCTTTCTCTACTTCACTAGATACTTTTTCATCAACTGCTTTTAACTCTTGTTTTTTCAAATCATCAAGAGAATTTAATTCTTGATTTTTAACTGCAATCTTATTTTCCTGCAGAGATATATTATCTTTCTCAGTTTCTTTTGTAGCTATATTTAATTTTTTAAGAGCCTCTTTACTTTCAACTAAATTTTCATCTAACTCATTTTTCTTAGCCGTGTGAAGATTGTTAGCTTCAGCAACCTTTTGCATATATTCCTCTTCCAATACATCTAATTTATTTTGAAGTTCATTATCAATCTTTTGGCATTCATCTTTATGTCTGCTTACAGATTCTTTTAATTCTATTTCCAAATCCTTATCAGAATTTTCTAATGCAATTTTACTTTTTTCTATCTTATTTTTAGATAAATCTATAATGTCTTTAATGTCCTGCCCTTGGTCTTTGTATTTCATTTCTATTCTAGTTTTTGAACTTTCAGCATCTGAGTTAATGCTTTTTACTTTATTTTCAAAATTTTCTTGAAGCAACTTTGCCTGTTCAATATATTTATTAATATCCTGTGCTTCTTTAACTTTTGCATAATACTCTTGAACTTTTTTATCTCTCCAAACTTCACCATCATAATCCGCAGGAAGCTCGTCCACTATCACTTTAATTTGAGTTTTAAGTTCTTTAATTGCTCTATTTACTTCTTCCCTATCCTTAAAGTATTTGGTTTCAATAGACTTAAGTACCATTAAGATATGCTGGTTAAAATCAATGTTACTTGGTATCTCTCCAAACCAATTCTCTATATCTTCCTGTGACCACTCAATCTGAAGCATATTCAAAATACTTTTAGTCTGTTCCTTAGAACTCATGCCCACCCAATCTATAGGCCTAAATATATCTCCATTGATTAAACTTCTAAGAAACTTTTCAGTAGAAGGTACTCCTTCATCACCCTTACGAAGTTTAAGATAATCTGCTTTATCTGTTCTAATCCTTCTGTCAATTTCCAAACCATCATTAAGTTCCAGATATAATGTAGCTTCATCTGTACCATGTTTTATTATCTCTGTCCTTCGGTTTTTATTAGTAAAAGCTTTTTCAATACCTTCTATTATGCTAGATTTTCCAGAACCTTTAGGCCCTTTAAAAATATTTATCTTTGCAGTATCCAAACCTAGTTCATCAACACCTAGAAAATTCTTAATTTGTAGTCTTTTTATTGTACTCATATTATTCCTCCATTTGATTTTTCCCTCACTTACATATATAATGAGGTTACAAAATTCTTTCTTAGGCTACTTTGGCGAGTGGCCTTTTTATTTACTCATGGCATCTATTACGATCCATAAAATACCCATAAAGCATATTCCACTGATTACTCCACATATCCATGCTCTGTTTTCTTTATGCTCCATTTAATTAGCCTTCTTTCTTTTACGAAAACTAATATTATTTGTATCTAAAACAGTTCGCATCATGTGTGATAGTGAGCTTAAACTAATACCATAATATGTTGCTATTTCACCAAGCGAAGTTCCTTCTTCCCAAAGTTTAACTACATCATTTGCATCTTCTTTTGTCCATGGAAATCTAGGTGCATTAGCATATTTTACATTTTCAATATATCTATCTAAATATTGAAATGCTGTTTCTGGTGGACAATTATTATCTATAGCAAGATGTAAAGCTACTAAGTTTTCAAATACCATCTTTCTCACCTCTTTCTAATATTTCCTTAATTTCTTCTGGGTCTAGGTCCTGCACATCTTTTACTATAGAGCCTGTGTTCTCGTCATAAACCTCCTCGCCATCAATGTCTGCTTTCATTCTGAAACTCCTTTCTATTAGTTAATTGAAATTGATAATATCTACCATCTGTAATTACTGTTGCTACATTAGCATTTTTATAGATTTTAATTACATCTTGTAGTTTTAAATCCATAAGTTCGTATTTACTGCTTAGTAACATCTAAATTCCTCCATTAATTTATTTACATATTATTAATATTTAGTCATAATATTGAAGCTAATGAGTATAATATAGTGTGAAGTGTTTAGACTTTTAGATTTTAAAAAGAAAATTACATACGCATTTGAGCATTGGCACCAACGATCATTAACTCTAATTCTTCTGTTGGTTTCCACTTATCTATAAAATCATTAGCCTTGACCAAATCTTTTACAGCAGTATTCTTGTAACTGTTAACTCCCATATATCTTTTATAGTCATTCCAGAATAGACTAAATGCTTTTTTATTCAATCTTTTATATGCAGGAGCATCTTTCCCTCCAAGTGCTTCAACAATCTTAATTCTTCCTGTCCTCTGTAATTTTTCTTGCTGCGCATAATCTATTGTCATATTATTCTCAAGTTTTTCTAATCTGCCTTCAAATTCTTGTTGCTTCTTATCTATTTGAAATATAGCTTTTAATTCAGGACTTAGATTTTTATATGGGTCTTTAGCAATTTCTTTAAGCTTGTCCTCTATCTTTACAAAATAGTCTTTAGCAAGTTCACCTTTTTCATTATGGGTACCCATAGCTAACTTTTTAGCAAATGAAGCTGATAGTTTGTAGTCGGTGGTTGGTTTAGGGTTACGTTCGTCATTTACTACGAACGAGATATAATCAATGCTTTCCTCTGCAAATTCATTTTCTAAAATATTTCTTTTAGACCAACTTGCATAATTACTTATATTTAATTCTAAAAAATTATAAAGCTTTCTTGCAGTAGTTCTTCCGTTTGAATCAATTCCGAGTGCTATTTCAATTGGGGTTAAATTTGTATTCTCTTGATAAATTTCTTGATTTTTAATTAAGTTACTCAATTTCTAATCCTCCTTAGCTTGTCCATTTTTTTTATTTTAAGTTACTCAACCTTTTTCTCCTTTCCTATTAAAGACTTCAAAAATGTTAAAGCTTCTACTTGAGCTTTTCTTTCTTCTTCACCATCATAAAAGTTTTTAATTACAGTAGCTTCAAATCTTCCGACTTTTACATGGTCTGTTTCTGTCCTTACTGGCTTCTTTTCCAAGGTTATCACCTCGCTTTTAGATCCCCATCCCTTTATTTTGTAAAGCTTGTTAGTTCTTTTCGCTTTGGTATAATTCTTTAACTATTAAATCGTTAGGCGTAATTTTAAGTGCTATGCATAATTTACATATAATTTGCAAACTAGGATTTTCATATTTGCCCTCTTCAAGTTCTGTAATATATCCTCTTGCAATCTTAGATCTTTTAGATAATTGTGTTTTTGATAGCTTAATTCCATTTCTAAATTTTTTTATATTTAAAACTACCATTTTGAAAATTCCTCCTATGAGTTATTTCCCCCTTTTTATCCTCCTTTTTCCTAGTATCCATTTTGTTAATATGCAGAAACTAAATTAGATAGAAGTACCAGTATTCATTTTGAAGTCTAATGGTTTAAAAAAAATTTCATCTACTGTTAATCCGAAAAGTTCAGATAGCTTTTTTGCTTCATCTAAGCTAAAGTCGCTTTTGCCATTTTCTTTATTACAATAAGAATGAAGGCTTATTCCTAGATGCTTAGCTGTTTTCGTTTGGTTTATGCCTTTTAATTCTCTAAGTGCTTTTAAATTTTTACTAATCACAATACCACCTCCTGCTTTGACTTCATTTTGAATACTTTCTATGGTTTTATTATAGTATTCATTTTGAAGTCTGTCAATACTATTTTGTAAATTATTTTAAAAAATATTCATTTAGTTGTCATAGATTTAAAAAAGTCAACATAGTGTATATAATACTAATAGGAGGTATTAATATATGTTTAAAGATAGATTAAGGCAACTAAGAATTGAAAATGAATTAAACCAAATAGAACTATCAAAACGTTTGAATGTCGCTAAACAAACCGTATCTAATTGGGAAAATGGAAACAGAACACCTGATAGTGATATGTTGATAAAATTAGCTGATTTTTTTAGCTGTACAGTTGATTACCTCCTTGATAGATCTGAAAGTAAAGAAGGAATTGTTTCTGAAGCTGATATAGATGGTCACCACTATGAATTTGAATTAGATAGAAAAGTATTTCCTAATGGATTAACATATGATCAAATGGTTAAAAAGCTTAAAGCATTAGAAAAATTAGAAAAAGCTGGTTTCAAATTTGATCCAGAAGATGGCGATGGTGAATAGTATAATACTCAAATCAATGAGATTTGGGTATTTTTTTTTATTTTAAAGTTTATTATTGATAAGTTTTACTCTACTTTAATCTTTGATTTAATTATGTTAACTTAAAATATAAATAAAAGTATATTTTTATAAATTTTTAAGTTTTCACTCAGATTATGTAAAACAATTCTGTGTACAGACAGTTACATTTACTTAATAAAAGTATAATAATTATATAAAAGCCTAGGTTTTACAAAAAAATTAAAAATTATTTTAAATAACTTGAAATTATTTTACATAATTACTATAATTATTTTATAGTCACACGAACATATGTTCCGAAGGGAGAACAAAAATGGATACAATAGAATGTGAATTTATAGGACTATTTAAGATTAAAAAGGATGGCCATGATATTTTCCATCAATTTCAGTTCTGTAGACAGAAAAAAGAGAAAGATTGTTTATCTTCGTACAAGCCTAATGATATAAAATTAGATAAACGAACTTTTTAAGGAGTGACAAAAATGAAAGTAGCAGTATACACAAGAGTTAGTACAGAAGATCAGAAAGAACGTGAAACAATCAAAAACCAAGTTACATTTGGAGAAAAATATTGTGACCTCCATGAGCTTGATATATTTAAAATCTATAAAGAAGAAGGCATCTCTGGTACTATCCCCCTGAATGATAGAGAACAAGGAAGACAGCTTATTGAAGATGCTAAGAATAAAGAATTTGATACCTTGCTTGTATATAAATTAGATAGACTTGGTAGATCCGCTAGGATAACTTTAAATAGCATCTATGAGTTAGAAGGATATGGTCTTAAAATTAAATCCATGACCGAGCCTTTTGACACTTCCAATCCTTCTGGTAGATTTATGATAACTATGCTGGCCGGTGTAGCCGACCTCGAAAGAGAAACAATACTTGAAAGAATGTGGATTGGTGCCAATAGAGCAGCAAGAGAAGGAAAATGGCTTGGCGGTATAGTTCCCTACGGATATTATGTTAATGATGATAAATTCTTGGAAATAAACAATACTATTATTCCAGAAATAAATATGTCTGAGACAGATATAATACGTCTCATTTTTGATTTTGTTGCTAATAAACATTATAGCACTATAAAAGTATGCGATTATTTGAATCTATTAAAAGTACCTACTTCTTACTATAAAGATAGGAGTAAGAAATTACTTCGAGGTAAACGTAAAGAATCCACCGCTGGAATATGGAGACCTAATGCTATACAACGTATTATAACTAATAAAACATATATGGGAATACATGAATATGGTAAGCGAAGTAAGAAAGAAAATAGAGAAATTATAACTAGAGATGTTCCTATCATAATAGAAAAAGATACATGGGAAAGAGCTCAGAATGTTCTTAAATCTAATCAGTTAGAATCAGTAAGGAATTCTACCAGAGAGTATTTATTAAGAGGTTTAATTAAATGTAAGAATTGTGGATGTACTTTTACAGGTACAAATTATAGAGGGCGTAAAGGTAGAATAGATAGTGCTTACTATGTATGCTGCGGGAAACAAAATTATAAAGGTCCTTTTGATGGAAAATGTAATGCGAAAAATCTTCCTGCAAAATGGATTGAAGATTATGTATGGAATGATGTAGTTGACTTTATAAATAATCCTGGTGAAGCAATAAAACAAATACAGCAGAATATAGATATCAAAAAATCAGATAGATCAAATTTAATAGATCGTAGAAAGAATCTTATTTATAATATAGAAAGTAAAGTTCATGAAAAACAAAAAATATTAGATTTATTTAGAAAAGACCTAATAGATGAAGATGATTTAAATTCGCAACTTGAAGCTATGAAATTAGAAAAAGAAGCTAATAAAAAATTACTTAAAGAGATAGAAAAAGATTTACAAGCTAAAGATTCTATTGAAGAAAAATTTAATTCAGTAGAAGAACTCCTTTCAAGCTTTAAAAGCATTATAAATAAAAAAAATACAACATTTAAAGAAAAGCGTCATGTAATTTTAAGTCTAGTTGATGAAGTAATAGTTAATACAGTTGAAAATAAATTAAGATGCAAACACGCCCAAATAACTATATCTTATAAATTCAATATAAAATGTAGAATTGTCAAACCTTTTGACCACACGGATGTCCCTGTGGAAATTACGGATCAAATAAAGAATGTACATGTACAGAATATGAAAGAAAGAGGTATATAGGGAAGCTCTCAAATCCGCTTCTTGATAGAATGGATCTTTTCTCTTTTGTT